ATGGCTGTCACGAGCGCCGGGATTCTGCTGTACCGGATCGACGATGCCGGTGTGCTCGAGGTGTGGATCGTGCATCCGGGCGGCCCGTACTGGACCGGCAAGGACGAGGCGGCCTGGTCGATTCCCAAGGGTGTGTACGGCGAGGACGAGGATCCGTTCGCCGTGGCGCTACGGGAATTCGAGGAGGAATGCGGAATGCCCGCGCCCTCGGTGGACTACGAGATGCTCGGGCGGTTCAAGCAGCCCTCCGGGAAGATCGTCACCGTCTACGCCGCCGAGACCGCCGCGGAGCTGGCCTTCCTGGGCAGCAACACCTTCGATCTGGAGTGGCCGCCGCGGTCCGAAAAGGTGCAGAGCTTTCCCGAGGTGGACGACGCCCGCTGGTTCCCGCTCGCCGTCGCGGACGTCAAGCTCGTGAAGGGGCAGCGCCCGATCCTCGCCCGGCTCGGCGAGCGGGTGCACGCGGCCGGCCGGGCGTCCGCGGGGACGTCCAGCAGCGGAACGGAGGACGCGGGTACGTGAGCAAGACCGTGCTGATCACCGGGGGAGGGCGGGGACTCGGCCGGGTCACGGCCGGGAAGCTCGCCGCCCGAGGGCACAACGTCCTGCTCACCGCGCGTACCCGGGCTGCCGCGGAGGACGCCGTCGCGGCGATACGGCGGGAGCATCCCGGTGCGCGAACCGAGCCCCGCTGGGTGGACCTGTCCTCCCTCGAACAGGTCCGCTCCTTCGCCGTCGCGGAAGCCGCGCGGGGCGCACCGATCGACGTGCTGTTCCACATCGCCGGAATCCTGCAGACGAGCAAGCAGCGCCGGCTCACCGTCGACGGGTACGAGGAGACGGTGGCCGTCAACGTCCTGGCCCCGTTTCTGCTCACCCGCCTGCTCCTACCGGCACTCGAACGCAGCGAGGCCGCGCGCGTCGTCACCGTCGGCTCGCGGCTGCATCTGCCCGGATCCCGCGGTGCGCCGGTCGACTTCGACTTCGCCGACGTCCAGCTCGAGCACGGGTACCACCCCGATCGGGCGTACAAGAATTCGAAGCTGGCGGTGCTGTGGTTCACCTACGAGCTCCAGCGCCGCCTCGAGGGGCGTCCGATCACCGCGAACGCCGTGTGCCCCGGTTTCGTGCCCACCACCGCTGCGGCGAGCACCCGCGGTCTCATGCGGCTGTTCATGGCGCACGTGTTGCCGCACATGCCGTTCGCCACGTCCGTCGACGCGGCCACCGACTCGCTGGTGTTCATGGCCGTCGACCCGTCGCTCGACGGAATCGGCGGCCGGTTCTTCGGCGAGTGCCACGAGATCGACTCCAGCCCGCAGTCCCACGACGTCGCTCAGGCCCGGCGGTTCTGGGAACTCGCCGAACGCCTCACCCGCGCGGCGTGACCGCACAGCCCGCGACCGGCACAGACGCGCGGGCGCCAGTCAACCGCGGCGACTATCGGGGCCGCGGCTGACTGGGAACGCCGCGGATACTGGACCCCGGCCGGAGGCCGGCAGTGTCACCGCGGCCGGAGGCCGGCAGTGTCACCGCGGCCGGAGGCCGGCAGTGTCACCGCGGCCGGAGGCCGGCAGTGTCACGGTGCCCCCGGCAGGACTCGAACCTGCGACCTAGAGATTAGACGAACGGCCCACTTCGGCACCCTACCTCAGCACTCGGGATTACATTCTTTACCCACTTTGACATGGTCTTTTGTGTAAAACACTACCTCCTGCCGAGGCTGGGACCTGGACCGATGGCAGTCACCTCTTTCCGCCCGAATGCGGTAAGTAAACGGTGACTGGGTGGTGTACGCTCCCGGTACTCGATCCGCTGGCCCGTAAGAGTCCGGGCCCGTACCGTTCGGAGGTCGCCCAGCTGCACGTCATCAGGAGGGCCATCGTGCCTCGCTCCGCCGTCCACCTCTGCACCGTTCTCGTCGTGGGCCTGGCCCTGGTTCTGGCCAGGATGGTGTATCCGCCCGTCGGGGAAGACTTCGAGTACTTCGCCGCCGGATACCTTGCGGTCTACCTGATCGCCGAGGCCCGGCACCGAACCACCCGAGCCCGCACGTAGCCCGTACGTAGCCGACGGCCCTGCCCTCTGCGGCAGGGCGTCGGTCCAAACAAAGACCCGCCGCGACTGGTCCTCGCGACGGGTCAGATGTCCGACTGAAGAGGAGTCGAACAGTGCCTCAGCATACCCATGTCCATGCCAGAAAGCGCCTGGCAGACGCCCCGAATCCCGCACCCGTCGATACCGGTGAGGTGCGGTCATGATCCTCGAGCGGGGCTACGACCTTCCCGGCGACCACTTCACGGTCGTGCCGAACGCCTGGATCCGTGACGAACGGCTCTCGCGCCGGGCCCGCGGACTGCTCGTCGAACTCATGAGCCACCGCGCCGGGTGGCAGACCTCCGTCGAATCGCTGGCCCGCTCCGGGCCCGAGGGCGAGGCTGCCCTCAAGACCGGGCTCAAGGAGCTCGAGCGCTACGGCTACCTCCAGCGCGACTGGACCCGGGACGAGCGCGGTCGCCGGACCGGAACGAAGTACGTCATCACCGACCCTGGCCGTCCGACTCCGGCCCCGCCGGATCCACGGGTCGAAAACCGACCTATGGACGACGAGGACGCAGGCCCGGCTCCATCGGGCGAAAATCCACCGGTGGACGATCCACTGGTGGCCGAACCACCGGTGGCGGATCCATCCCCTAAGAAGACTGATCTTTTAGAAGCTCAGCGTAAAGAAGAGCGCTGCCGCCCGCGCGTCCATGTCAGATCCGCGCCGACCGGGAAGACGAAGCAGCAGCGGCGATCTCCGCTCGAGGAGCTGGTGACCGCGTGCCACCGGGCCGGGCTGACTGCCCGCTTCGACAGCTTGACCCCGGCGAACGTCGCGCTTGTCCGACAGCTGGTCGACCGCCACGGCATCGACGTCCTCGTCCAGGCCGCCCGTGCCGCACACCGCCCGCACGACCCTGCCCGCACCGCGGCGGCCTGGCTCGGGCTGTGGCAGTCGCTGCCCGCCCCCAAGTCCCCGCTGCCGCCGAAGTGCAACCGCTGCGACGAGTACGGCTGGCTGCCCGACGACGAGGACGGCCATGCCGTCCGCTGCCCCTGCCGCCGCGTCCTCGCCGCCTGATACCGCTCCGGGAAGGATCCTCGTGAACACACTCATCACCCGGCGGCGGGACCTCGACGCTGTCGCCACCGTCGTCATCGCCGTCCTGGCGTTCGTCCTGTCCTACTCCAAGCTCACCGACCTCGCGCTGCGGGCCGGATACACCGCGGCCATGGCGCATCTGTGGCCGCTGATCGTCGACGGGCTGGCGGTCGTCGCCACCCGTGGCGTGCTCACGCTGCGCGCCTCTCGCGGCTACGCCTGGGCGCTGCTCGGTGCTGCCACCGCGGTGTCCATCGTGGCGGCCGTCGCCGGTGCGCTGCTGCCCGCCGGTCCGCTGCCGCCGGTCGCTGCTGCGGCGGTGTCGGTCGTGCCCCCGCTGTGCCTGCTCGTGGCGCCGCACCTCGCGGTGATGCTGCGCCGCGAGTCTCGCGAGGACGCCGAGTCGGCTTACCGCGCCGCTGCGCCGGAGATCGTCGTGGCGGAGGTCGCTGCACCGGAAGCCGAGGGTGCAACACTCACAGGTCAGGATCCTGCTGCGGTCACTGCTGTGGCCGTTGAGGAAAGCGCTGCGCAGCAGCCGCCCCTAGACATCGCACCGGCGGACCGTGAGGCCGCAGCGCTGCAGATGCTCGCCGATGGGCAGCTGTCACAGCGGGAGATCGCCCGCCGCCTCGGGGTTGCAGACACCACTGTGCTGCGGTGGCGGAGGAAGCATGCCAAGCAGCAGGACGGAGGGCTGCAGCTGCTGCTGGAGCCGGTGTAGCGACTTCGCACAGACGTTCGGGTAGCGGTAGGGTTCTGGGCGCGGGGTCGGTGGGGCACAAGCCTGGGAAGCACCGACCCCCACACGTGGCTGCTTACTCCCCGTGCCTGAGCCAGCTGTCCTGGTCTGCCGCCATGGCGGCCTGACGTACCTCGAGGAGCACGTCGCGCGCCTCGAACGCCTTCCGTTTCAATTCGTAGAAGTTGCCGTAGTACACCGATCCGCCGGACTCGAGCAGCATCACGATTCGGCCCAGATCGCCATCAACTCCCTCCGCGACGTGTTCCGCGAATCGCTCGTGGTGCTGTAGTGAGTACTCCAGCCCTGCGAGCGGGGACTCGGCGGTGATGTGGTGCTGGAACGGCGATTCGTACTGGACCGGGATCCAGGTCAGACCCGCACCTGTCCGGAGGATCCGGACGTGGGTGGAGAGGAAGGTCCATCGACTGCGCAATACCGCCCAGTCGCGGCTGTACTCCCGGCTGGGGCCGACCGCCGCCCGCAGATGGAACAGCGGGCCTTGCATTTCGACCACCAGCTGACGTACCTCCTCCCGAATCTGCTCGACCGTGGTGTCTGCGCCCGGGGGAAGGACATACTGTCGCGGCTCACCCTCGAGCCGTACCAGTGTGCGGACTGCGCGGAGCTTGGCCTTCAGCCGTTCATACGCTTCGTCGACTTCGACCGGCCTTGCCGTAAGGGCATCCGTGATGGCGGGGGGAGCGCACGCCAGAACGGACTCTTTGAAGTTCACCCACGCATTGCGCGTTACCTTCGCCGAGGTTCGGCTTTCGATCCGGTCCTGGTGGTTGGTGGTGAACCAGCCGACCGCGACCACCGCCAAGGGGATTCCGAACAGCGCGCCGACGAGGGACGTCAGGATGTTGACTGCAAAGCCCCAGCCGTCCCACCAGGAGCGGCGGTCGCCGACAAGGCCCACTACCAGGAGGGCGAATCCAACTCCGACGGACGCTGCGAAGGCTCTTCTCCAGAAGCGAGGCAGAGCCTCCCAGTATTCGCGCAGTGTCATGGTTGTCGACAGTACGGGTGTCCGTAAACACAAGATCACTAAGATGCCCCGTCTCCACCATCTGAGTGGTGGAACGACGAAAGCGCCCCACCCTTCAAGCAGCAGAGCGAGGCGTTGGCGTAGGTCGATGTCTGAGGTTAGCTCTCAACGACGAACCACTCACGGAACGTCTCGTCAGTCATAACGAACAGGTCGTCCCGCAGCGTGATCTATGTGCGTACCGGGGCAGCGATGAACGTCCCGGCGATTGTCTCAACTCAACCTACTCCTTCTCGTCGTTCCTGCGGCCGTGTCGGTCGAGGCCCACCAGCCATTCGCCGATGGCCTTCACCGTGGCTTCGTCCTTCTGCACGTGCACTGCTTTGACCGTCCGGCCGCGGAATTCCTTCACACTGTCTCCTGTGTATCGAGGAAGTGGAACCTACGAAGTGTAGGAACCGTCCCCGACGCGCCGGCGTAATGGACGCGCTTCGCGTCTCTGTCGGGCAGTGGACGGGTCGCATCTGCCTTCCACTACGTCGAGCTATGAGGCTCGCGTACCGAGCGACGCTGACCAGTTCGCTGCATTCGTACGGTCAAGTTGGCTGTCCTCGTGCATGATTCGTGAAGAGTTGGTCGAACCGGTGACTTGGAGGGCTCGTGGATCTCGAAACATGCGCGGTTCGCGGCTGGAGCATCATCACTTCCGCCGGAACGAATTCCGCCCTCGCAGGGTTACTCGCTGGCTTCGTCTTTACAGCGGTAGTGATTTATTTCAACCAGACCGGTTCGCAGCGTGGCCACGAAGAAGTCCGCACGATCGCGCTGTTCACTGCTTCACTAATGACCTTAGGGTTAGACAGTTACTTGTTCAGTCTGGTTTCAGGGGCGACCCCCAAAGCGCTTGGAGACGAGTCGCATTTCTCTGAAGTATGTGGGCGAGTGTGGAATCAGGCCATAATTGCGAGCGGAATGCTGACTGTCGGAGCGGCCGCATTGGTCGCAGGAATCGCGTCATTGTTCTTGTCTAAGGAGTTGAGTATCGAATCGGAGGGTAAAGCCGATCTTCGGAAATGGCTTTTCCGGCTTGTAACGGCCGTACTGTTAGGTGAAATCATGTTACTAGGTTTGGCGGCGGTAAACTACCTGGAGGTGGCATTCAATGGAAACGTGGACAAGCGATGGACCACAGCGGCGTGGGCCTGCATGCTTCTGGCTATGTACCTTACGTACCGCCTGGCTAGGTGGAAGGATCGAATGGAACCAGGCGTTGTCTCGCAGAGATGGCTAACCGTCCCGATCGGTATCATGGTTTCGTACCTTTTTATTTGTCCCGTAATGGTTCTGACAGCCTCCATGATCCCGTTGGAATGGATGACAAGCCCGAAGGGGTGGATTACAGCCTTATTCCTTGTGGGCGGGGTGGCCTTCCCGATGGCTGTCGTTGCCCTAATAGCGGGAGCGCTGCCGCCACGACACGGCACTGGCTCGGAGGGCGGCGACTCTGGCGAAACGGGATCCGGGTCAGCCGAATCACCTATCGCCGGACACTAAAATGTGAAGCCATGAAGTACCGCGACCCGCCCTCCGAAGAGAACGGGGCGTTGCAGTACGTCGGTGACGGTTTACGATGCCGTGACTGGCTCGGTGATGGTGTACCCGAGCCCGCGCAGAACCGCGACAGCCTCTAGCTGATGTTCTGGGTGAATCAGCAGCGCGTTGATGGCGTCACCGCCCTTCCCATGGCGACCGACACGGAGTTCCAGGTTTTCGGGGCGGTTGTCGGTACGGTCCCCGTTCTTGTGGTGAACCGTGTAGTCCTGGGTGATGGGGAAACCGTACTTCTTCTCCGCCACGAGAAGATGCTCCCGAACCCATCCCGCCTTGTTGGCGCGGGAGTGTGCTGTGCTGTCTTTGCCCACTTTCACCAACACATAGCCGGTGCTGCTGAGAGTCGTGTCCCCGATTGATGCGGGGTAACGACTGTTAGGGAGTACGGCATCTTCGGGCAGCCCTGCCTTGCGTCGGGCAAGCTTTCTCCGTGTTTCCTTCCTGCAGGCGATACAGGGAGTCATTGGACTTCCGTCCGGCCTCCGGTGGAACTGTGTGACCGGCAGCCACCCACAATTGCCGCACCTCGCCATGTTAGGCGGGGGTTCAGGTCCGAACAGCGGCTTGCCCTGCGTTGTACGTCGAACGCGGTCGCCGCAGCGTGGTGAACAGTACAAACTGCGTACGCCCCGCGAGGTGAACGGGGTGCCGCAGAGCGTACAGATAAAGCTATAGTACTTCGGCATACAGCCTCCTCTGGAAAAGGATGTGAAAGGCCTACGGAGCGGATTCCGACGTTCCGATCCGGCGAACTTTTCCCTTCCAGAGGATGTTGCGAAGTATACGCCGCCTCAATGCGGACGGTGGGATTCGGACGCTATTGAAGGTCTGTGTCCCGCCAAGCCTCGAACTCCTCCCGCAGGGCGCGTTGCTCGGCGGGGTTGTTCACTGACTTGGCGACCTCTTCGCGGAGTTGTTCGCGTAGCTGCTCCCGCGCTGCTATACGGATGGCATCACGGACGACGTCAGTGACGCTCTTGCCGTAGAACTCGGCCATCTCGACGACTGCCCGGAGCTCCTCGTCGTCGAGATCGATGGTGATCATAACGTCGCCCATGATCACACTGTATGCCGCTGGTCATCCCTGGTCACTCCCCACGGATGCAGCGTCTGAATCCCCCGAAACGACGAGAGCCCCGCCCTCCGTGAGGAGAGCGGGGCGTTGTCGTGGTGCTGTATCAGACGATCGTGTAGCCGAGCGAGCCGCCGGTGACCGTCGCGGTGTTGAAGCCAGACGTGTTCTTGTAGTACGCGGTGAGTGTGTCACCCTGGACCACGGTGCCCGACCATGTCGCGGTGCGGGTCGAGTTGAAGTTGTTCACATCCGAGGCCGCGACCTGGGCGCCGTTCTTGTAGATGTACGCCTGGTCGCTCGAGTTGGTCGTCGACCGGTTGAGCGTCATGCTCACCGAGATCGTGCCGTCCCCGTTGACCACCAGCTCGTTGTTCACGATGTTCGCGGTCGTGGTGGTGTACGGCGAGGTGCTGTCCGGGTTCCAGCCCGTGATCTTCGCCGTGGTGCTGTTCGGGATCGACTGGGACGTGTTCTTAGTCATCCGCAGCGGCGAGAACGTCACTGCTGCGACGATCGCGTCTGCCGTTCCCGATCCGGTGAAGTCCGCGACCCCCGCCGTCGCGGCGTGGAGCGAGGTCGCAGTGAGGTCGCCGTCACCCGAGAACTGGGGCCAGAGCGTCTCGATCTCGACGACCGTGGCGGTGGCGTCGCCCGAGCCGGACAGGTTGAGCGGGGTGAACTCAATCTCGACCAGGCCCTCGGGGTTGAGGTTGCCCGCGCTGGCGAAGTCGGCGGCCACCCGGTAGGTCTCGATGGCCGTGGCGGTGAAGTCGCCGGAGCCGGTGAAGTCCGCGGTGCGGCCGTACTGGTAGACCGTGACCGCGTCAGCCGTGCCGTCGCCGGAGAAGAGCGCCTGGACCGAGGCATTGGTCAGCGACACCGTTGCAGACGCGGAGCCCGACCCGGTGAAGTTCGCCGCCGCCTTGGCGATGGCGAAGACGACCGACGACAGCGTGCCGCCGCCGGTGTGGAGTGCCTGGGCGTTGACGATCGCGAAGATGCCAGTCTCGAGGGTGCCGTCGCCACCGAACTCGGCGAGGATCTCGGGCGGGTAGTAGACGATCCAGCCCTTCGGGATCGGGTAGATCGTGACCTTGGGGAGGGACGCGACCAGCGTGCCGCTGGCCGCGAAGTCACTCAGAAGTGCCATTCGTCCTCTCCCTACATGTCCGCGCAGGCGAAGGCGTCGAACCGGGTCATGTGCGTGCCGTCGTTGGCGACGGGAGCGAAGCCGCAGTAGCGGCGGTCCGCGCCGACGGGCACCACACCGCCCGGATCGCTCCAGCTCAGCTGCTGGGCGCCGTTGACGAAGACCGTGTACGTGGAGCCGACGGCCCTCAGTTCGATTACGTCGCCGTTGGCGATGGTCATCCCGGTCTTCGCCGCCCGTTCGGTCAGGGTGGCGGAATCGCTTGCCGTGTAGATCTTCAGCTGCGTGGACCAGATGAAGCACACCACACCGCCGTTGGGGCGGGAGACGTTGGTGTCGATCAGGGTTCCGGTGTTGAGTGTGCGGACGTACAGCTCGCTCTGGGCCGTATTCGTGACTGCCGAGGTGGTCATCACGGCCTTCATGTCGTCTGTGGCCATCGCGTAGGTGTAGAGCGCCGGGGTGACCACCGTGCCGCTTGTCGAGAACGCCTGGGCCACACCGGAGACGATGACCGGCTGGTTCTGTCCGGAGACCGGGACGAAGTAGTTCGCACCGATGGAGCCGTTCGCGCGGTCGAAGTTGTCGACGAACGAGCGCTTGACGACCGAGACGGTGGCCGTGGGTGTGCCCGAGCCTTCGAAGTTCGCGAACGCCTTGGGGACGGCGATCGATTCGGCGTCAAGGAGGCCCTCACCGGAGAGGCTGGCGTTGACCGGGATGATCGTGCCACCGGTGTCGGCGGACATCTGGCCCTCGCCGCTGAACTCGGGGTAGGCCCAACCGATGTCGAGCGCGACGTCGGCCGTGAGCTCCCCGTCGCCGGTGAAGCGTGCGAAGCGCTCGGCGTTGGTGACGGGGAGGTACTGCTTGACGGCCCCCGGGGCCAGGATCTCCTCGGGGGTCCGGGGCAGGCTGGCGGTGATAGTGGTAGTCACCAACACCTCCAATCAGCAGACGGTCGTCGGATCAGGACTGGGTGTACTTCGGGGTGACCTTGATCTGACCCTGCGAACCGAGCGTGGTGGAGGTGATGGAGACCTTGTCGATGAAGGTGCCGCCCGTTGCGGCAGACCAGATTCCGGCGTGAGTGTAGGTGCCCGCCGCGGCGTCGATCGTAACCTCGGAGCCGGTGACCTGACCGGAGGCGGCCGCGCCCCAGGTGGTGGCCTTGCGGGCGTAGGCGGGCGAGCCGCCGGTCGCCTCGGACGCACCGGTGCTGCCCGGGTCGGCGGTGTGCAGCGAGATGTAGACGCCGAGGCCCGCGTAGGCGGTGGCGAGGGCGTTCTTGGTGGACGTGACAGCGATAGCCATGGGAGGGGTCCTTTACTGCTTGCGAGCGACTCGGCCGGTGAACCAGCAGTGCTCGAGGGTGGGCACTTCGGGGTAGGAGACGTACATCCGGAACGGGGTTCGATCCGGAATGGCGTCCGCCAGAGCGGATTCGATGCGCCACTCGACCTGGGTCGAGGTGACGTCGCCGAGCCACTCGGCGATGTGTGCGGTGTCCGCGGGGTCGTCGTAGAAGCGGATCGCCACCACGGTGTCGACCGGGAACGTCTCGTTCTCCGGGGTCTTGATGATCTGGGTGAAGTCGGCGCCCAGAGAGAGGATCACCTTGATCTGCTCCGGGGTCCGCCCGAGAGCGGCGGTCACAGCGACGTCACCCCCATCACGAGCATCTGGGCCAGGAAGTACAGGAGCCAGGTGAGCATGGGCGCGCTCCTAACCGAGACCGCCGTGGATCTCGTTGTCGGGGAAGGTCAGGTGAGGGTGCCGCCGTCGGGCACCGTGGCGGGCTGGTTGGTGTTGGCCACGTCGCGGGACCACCGGCTCGCGGTCATCGAGGTGAGCTTGGTGCCGCCGAGGGCCTTGCACACCGCGCCGCCGAAGGTGCCGGACCACACCGGGTACCACCGCATCGACAGCCGCACGTAGGCCCAGTGCTCCGGGGCCGTCGGGTCGTCCTCGGGAGGCATGTCCTCGAGGACGAAGGTGTGCGAGAAGGACGTGGAGACCGGCTTGTTGACCGCCTCCTGCGTCATCTGGTTCGGGGCCACACCGGAGACGGCATCGAAGCGGCGGGAGGTGAGTACCGTGCCGGTCGAGTTGACGACCTCGAGCAGGTAGGTCGGCACGATGGGGTTGTAGCGGGTGTCGGAGTACAGGATCGAGCCGATCATGTAGAACGAGATGCCGACGCTGTAGCCCTGGATGCAGAGTCCGGTGTCGACCCGCCACAGCCCTCCGGCCTTGATGATCAGGCCCCCGGTGGTTGTGTCGGCGGTGTTGACTCCGGCGCGCTTGGCCGGACCGAGCTGGTTCTCGTAGGGGAGCGCGACCCAGGTCTCTGAATCGTCCCTGGTTTCATTGAGGGTGAGCCAGATATCCCGGAAGGATCACCCCAGACTCATCATGGCGAACTACAAGTACCCTCAGGAACTCCGTGAGCGAGCGACCCGACTCGCCGTCGAAGCCCGCCGCGACCCCGACACCCGCACCGGCGCCATCAACCGGATTGCCGAGCAGACCGGTGTCCACAAGGAAGCCCTGCGGACCTGGGTGCGCAAAGCCGAAGACGACGAGCTCCCCACCGAGCCCGTCGACGCCGAAGCGCGCATCCGCCGACTGGAGAAGGAGAACCGCGAACTACGGCAGTCGATGGAGATATTACGTTCTGCCACAGCTTTTTTCGCGAAGGCGGAGTTCGACCGCCGACTGAAGTGATCGTCGCGTTCATCGACGAACACAAACACCGCTGGGGGATCGAACCGATCTGTCGTGTTCTGTCCGAGAACACCGAGGTCAAGATCGCCCCGGGCACCTACTACGCCTTCATAGGCCGCGAACCCAGCGTCAGAGCGCGCCGCGACGCCGTCCTCAAAGAGCACATCATGCGCATCCACACCCACCCACGGATGCGGGTCTACGGAATCCGCAAGATCCACGCCCAACTGGTCCGGGAGGGCCACGAGGTGGCCCGCTGCACCATCGAGCGACTCTGCCGCGAACTCGGTGTCCGCGGCACCGTCCGCGGGAAATGGCCCCGGACGACGAAGCCGGCACCGGAAACCGACAGGCCCCAGGACCTCGTCGAACGGGACTTCACGGCCACCGCGCCGAACGAGCTGTGGGTGGCCGATCTGACGTATGTGCGCACGCAGTCCGGGTGGGTCTATGTCGCGTTCGTCCTCGATGTGTTCTCCCGCATGATCGTCGGGTGGCAGACCTCGACGCGGATGTACACCGATCTGGCACTCGACGCCTTGAAGATGGGTCTGTGGGCACGGTGCCGTGCAGGCCGCGACGTCACCGGACTGGTCCATCACAGCGATCGCGGCGTGCAATACCGAGCGCTGCGCTACGCCCAGGCCCTGGACGAGGCCGCCGCGGTCGCCTCGGTCGGATCGAAAGGCGATTCGTTCGACAATGCGATGGCCGAGGCGCTGAACTCGCTGTACAAGGCCGAGTTGATCTTCCTCGACGGTCCCTGGGCCGGCCGGGAGGATGTCGAGGCTGCCACGGCGCAGTGGGTGCATTGGTTCAATACCGAACGGGTCCACGGCATGCTCGACTATCGCACCCCGGCCGAGGTCGAGGCCGCCTATTACGCACAACCGCCGGCCGCCTCTGCGGCCTGAGAATTGAACACACGCTCAGCCTCAACAAAACTCGGGACTTGACACTCCTGCGGGACATCCCAGCTGAAGCCCATGTAGGCGGCCGCGTGCCCGGAGGCTTCGTCCAGGAGTCCGATCCGGTTGATCAGGGCGGTCTGTCCGTCGCCGCGGGCGGCGAGGGTGCGCTTCTGTTCGTCGAGGGAGCCGTGGTAGTTGGCCTGTGCGGCCGACCAGGCGTTGACCGGGGCAGTCTTCATCGCGACCTTGGCGGACTGCTCGGTCATACCCTGGCCGTAGCCGCTGCCGACGACGTACGCCCCGTCCGGGGCCGGAGAGTTGGGGGTGGTCACGAGAGTGTGCCTCCGTCGGGGACGGTCGGCGCGACCACGGCATTGTCGGTGTTGTTCGACCACTTGTTCACCGACAGGGCCGAGCGGACGGTCCCGCCGTAGACCGAGGCGGAGTCCTTCGGGTGGTTGACCTGGACGCGGACGAAGTACGCGCCGTCGGCCGGGACGACGAAGGTGTGGGAGAAGGCCGCGGTCTCGGCGCCGAGGGAGGTGACGACCATGTTGTACTCGTGCTCGGTGAAGGTGACGCCACCGGCCACCGCGACCACCGAGAGGTAGACCTGGATCGAGACCGAGGAGGCGCCGGAGAACCAGTTCGCCGGGGGCGGGTAGAAGGAGACCAGTGCGTCCGCGCGCCAGAGGCCCTTGGACGCCAGGAGGATTCCGTTCTGGAACGGGTCGGCGCCCTTGCGCGGTCCGAGCTGGTTGTCGAACGGCAGCGTGACGCGGTGCCCTCCGGCGACGGCCCAGTTCATACCCATGTACAGGGCGCAGTAGCCGTTGACCGCCTCGAGCAGGTCGATCCGGTCGTTGAGCTCGAGCTGGCCGTCCTGGAGCTGGTCGGCGACCAGCTTGATCGGGTCGGTGACCGCGCGCAGCTCCTGCTGGGCACCCTCGTAGCTGGCGAGGATGCCGTTGGACATGATCGCCTTGGCCGACTGGGTGGTCATGTCCTGGCCGTAGCGGGTGCCGATGACATAGGCACCGTCCGGTGCTGGCGCGTTGGGTGTGGTCACCGGCTACCTCCTCAGACGTCGTCGCGGATGGGTTCGGGAAGATCCGGCAGAGCGGAGATGCGGTCGCTCGGCCAGGCGTTGCGCAGGGCGCGGATGTGGTCGAGCGAGGTGCGGTAGAGCGAGCGCACGCGGTCGTAGAGGCTGCGCAGCTCGGCCACCTCGCGGCGGACCGAGTCGAGATCCTCGCGGATGGGCTTGAGGATGAGCTCGAAGTCCTTGCGCTGCTGCTCGAGCATCGACTGCCAACGGGCGTCGACTGCGGCCACGTCCTCGCGGTCGTTGTCGCGGGCGGCATCCTCGGCCTCGGCCTTGGTCTTGAACCTCGTACCGAGCCAGGTGAACACCGCGCCGACGGTCGCACCGCCGAGTCCGGAGAGCGGGCCGATGAAGTCTGCGAGGGGCACCGGTCAGTCCCCCTTCGGGGGCAGGACGAGGCGCTGCACGTAGGAGACGACCGCCATCAGGGCCGCGGTGACGGCCGCGGTCCCGGCGGTGGACCAGGAGGCGAGCTCGAAGACCGAGAAGTCCGGGCTTGAGAGGGAGGCCCCGAGCGCGGTGGTGACGCCGACCAGGACGGTGGCGACCAGGCCCTGGAGCAGGGTGCGCCGGGCCCGGTCCTTGGCGTCGGCCTTGGGGTTCGGCAGCTGGGTGGTCGGCGTGGGGGTGGCTACGTCCTCGACCCGGTCACCGCGCAGGGCGGCTTCGACCAGGGCCGGGACGACGGCCTCGACCAGCTGCGGGAGGGCGGCCTCGATACGGGCGCGGGCCTCCCGGGCGACGATTTCGATCGCGTCGGCCATCGATCATCCCCTTTCGGTTGTGTGGGGGTGCGGAGGAGCGTCGATGGTCGGGGTAGCGGCGCCCGGGTCAGGGCGCCTTGAAGCCCGGGATGCCGAGCTTCTCGCCGATCGCGGCGAGGGCGTCGACGACGGTGCGGCCGCCGAGCTGCTTCCAGCCCGGGTACTTGCCCGGGTCGGCGCTGCCGGTGAGCTGGGCGCGCAGGTCGCGGAGGATCTCGGTGTCGGTCACGGGCTTGGCTCCTTGAGGTGTGGTGGGCTTGGTGATGGCGGCAGCGACGTCGCGGCGGAAGACGTTCATGTCCATCCCGCCCGGGTCCCACTTGCCCTGCGCGGCACCGGCCCACTCCTTGTGTCCGATGACGTGCGAGGCGTCGTGGCCGAGCCTGCGGAGGATCGCGGCGACACCGCGGACGTAGGCGTCGTACTGCTTCGGCCCCCAGCCCTCCTTGCCGTTGTTCTCGGCCTCGATGCCGATGGTCCGGGCGTTCGCGTCGTTCGCGGGCAGGCCCGGGTAGGAGCCCTCGCCCGCGTGCCAGGCGATGCCGACACCGCACACCGTGAAGACCCCGTCTCGGGACAGGTGCAGCTGCGAGCACAGACCCAGGGACGGGTGGTTGGCGATGTAGCCGGGGTTGTTGGCGGGCGGGTTGTTGCCCGTGTGGTGGGCGATGACGCCCCAGATGGTGCCGAAGTCGCCGTGGCCGCGGTCTTTCCAGCCCGGGAACTCGACTACGGGAAGACCCTCGGCGCGCAGGACGTCTGCGAGCCAGACGGGGTCACCGGTCCAAGCCATGTCGAATCTCCTTGTCTCAGAACGCGCGCCACTTGCGGAGGATGCCGTCGCGCTTCTTTCCGGTCATCTCCGCCGCGACCACGCGGCGCATCTCGGTTTCCTGGCCCATGGCGTTCATCGCCGTGAGGTAGCCGTTGACCGCGCTCACGGTGTTCTGCGCCGGGTCGAAGGGCGGGCCGTCGAGGACTTTCGCTGTGGCCCGGGCGGTGCTCTCGCCCTGGATCGCGCCGCTGTAGCGCAGCTGCTCGGCGATCACCGCCTGCTCGTGCGGGGTGAACTCCGCCATGTTCGGCAGGACCACCGGATCCGGGTCCGGGTCGTCGATGTCGACGATCTGCACCGAGCCGTTGAGGGCGTGCTGCTGGCCGCGGTGCGGGACGCGGATCTTCTTCTTCTGCAGCTCCGGGTGGTGCCGGAAACCGAGCTCCCAGAACAGCTTGCTCCACTCGGGACGGACCTGGGGGCTGATGATGAGCGGGGTCGAGCCGACGTAGGGCAGTTGGACGAACACCCACTGGAAAATCTCGCGGGGATCCGGCTCCTCGCCCTCGGGCGGCTGGCAGGTCTCGTAGGTAGGAAGCCTGGACATGACGATCCTTCGATGGTGGTTGGGGAGGTCCCGGGCAGACCCGGACACGAAAAAACCCCGAGCCTGCCTCGTGGAGAGGGGGTTCGGGGTCCTGATGGCACAGCGGTGCCGCTGTGTCCGAGTCTACCTGCGGAAACCTCAATACGGAAGCGCCAGAGGGAATCTGACCTTGGCTATATGAGCCCGAGGTCTTTAATCGCCGCCATGGCGTCCTGGAACTTCTCCCACAGCTTGATGATCGGGTCCTCGGGATCGCGCGCGCCGATGACGATCGTCCAGGTGGGGGTGGTGTCTCGATCCCATGCCAGCGTCAGCTCGGTGACCCGGTCGACGAAGAGCTGACCGGCAGGGAGGCCGAGGATGCTCGCGCCGACCCGGTCGCCGAGAAAGAAGTGGCCGTGGCCGCGCTGTCCGATGCGCCAGGGCGCACCGTCGGCGACGGTCAGTGTGTGGCTGATGGATTCGCGTGTCTGCCACATTCCCGTGCGCATGGCGAGCAGCCAGCTCAGGGTGTAGGCCTTGTCCGCGCCTTCCGCCCACTTCTCGTGGTAGTGGCTCCACCCGAGGCGCTGGGCGCGCTGGATGTTCTTCCACTTACCGAACGCTAGTATGGTATCTGTGTACAGTGGTGCCAAGATGGCATCGGCCACACCGCCGAGAGGTGGCACACCGGGAATCATCGCGGTAAGGTCACCAATCATTTGCACTGTGGCACTGATGAGTTCGTTCAAAGTCTGCCGGTGTGGCATGCCCCCCTGGCGTTAACCAGGGGGGCACACCACGCCAGGCATCGAGTGCCCTCCGGCTACGACGCCCACGTCTGTGGCGGGCTTCCAGGCGAACTCCGAGGACTGGATGCCGGTGTGCTCGGACTCGCGGAAGATCACCGCGGGCGCCGAGGCGTCGGTGCCGATCCAGCCCGGCTCGAAGGCGATGTCGGGGAACGTCGGGTCCGCGACCATCTCGGTGGTCGTGGTGATGCCGTCGCCACCGATGTTGAGGAACTCGCGGACGAGACCGGAGAACAGGTCGCCGCCGAACGAGGTGCCGGTGTTCCAGCCGCTCTTGTCAATCAGATCCCAGACGAGGCAGCCGTACCGGAGATCGGCGCCCTCCCAGGGCGGTTCGTCACCGGGAAGGTAGCGGCGGCACTCCCAGGACAGCTGCGCGTCGGCGACGATGTCCTTCGTCGCGTCGTGCACCGTCTTGAAGCGCGAGTGCAGCAGGGCCGCGACGCTGTTGTCCTCGGTGAGGTCCGGCTTGACGACCTGGCTCCAGGTGCTCTGGTCGAAGTTGTTCCAGGCGGCCGGATCCATCGGGTCGTCGGGGAGCATCCAGAGGGACGCCTCGACGCGCATGAGGTTGACCAGGAGCGTGGTCTTGCAGACCCAGCGGGCCCTGCCGAAGAGGATCCACAGGCGCGGGAACTGAATCTCGGCCGGTAGGAACGGATTCGACCACGCGAGGAGGTGCTTGAGCTCCTCGTAGTCGTGCTTGAAGAGCATCCGGACGTACTTGCGCCCGGTGTCGTCCTTGACGACCTTGAGCTCGTCGAGTCGGCCCGACCAGCGGGCCCCGTCCTTGTCGACGGCGACGTGGATGTTCGTCGTCAGTCGGCTGCGGACGTCGACGGCCCACTTCGAGAGGTAGTAGTCGAGCGGCATCTCGAGCGAGCCGGTACCGGTCTCGTTGTCGATGAACTGGAAGTTGGCGCTGATCTCGCGCCCACACTCACCCCGAAGATTCCAGTCCCCGTCGAAGATCCGGATGCGGGGAGGCTCGATGCGCCGGGCCTTCTCGATCTCGAGGCGCTCGGTGATGTCCCGGAATACGGCATCGAAGTCGATCGTGCTTACGGGAGCGGCCATCTAGGTACCTCCTTTCGTCACTGGAGCCCGAACGGGCGGGACCACGGACGCTGCTGGACGCACTGGACACCGACGCCCGCAGGGGCTCCGGTGACGCTCACGGGCAGGTGGGTGGTCTTGGTGTAGGGCGGGATCGGGTAGAGGAACTGCACGCCGTTCATCCGGATGTAGACCTGGGTGTCGAGCGAGCTGTTCACCTGGCCGTTGAGGGCATGCTCGTCGGTGTCGACCACCAGGTGCTCGTCAGCCATCAGGGGCGGCATGACGATCGACCGGGTGGCGTCGATCTCGGCCCGCTCGAAGCGGTCGTCGCCGAACGAGAAGTCCGGGAGCGTGTAGATCGCACCGGGATACGCCTGCAGCACCCACTTGAGCCAGATCGTCGTGTCGGTGGGGTTGGACACCGCCACCGTGCCGGACGAGGTCGTGGTGAAGTTCCCGCTTCCGTCCACCGCCGTGGTGTCGGTCGGCGAGACCCACGTCGAGGTGACGTCGGGCTCATACCAGCGCGGGTTACCGGCGACGCAGGTGTAGACGACGGCGCCGTACTTGATCTTGTTGGGGTCGATCTCGGGGGCGAACTGGGGAGTCTCGCTGAGGCGGAGATTGAGATGCCGACGCGAGTCCGGGGTTTCGATCCACAGCTTCGAATCCCGCAGAGGGGAGAACGACTTCCGGAACTCGGAGTCGTTCTCCCTCCACGAGGCGCTGGCCGTCCCCTTGACGTGGACGCCGAAGACGACGTCACGCTGGTTGGTCCGGATACCGCCGAAGTCCGCGCCGATCTGGAACGCATGCGAGTTCCAGATCGAGTTGAACGGATCGTCCCAGATCCCGCTGATCTGCGAGGACAGGTGGACCCCGCGATCACCGGACCCCACCCCGGCGAGTGTGAACCACTCGCCGTTGTGCCCTTCCCACTCGATCAGAGTGAGCTCGGGGTTGGAGAGGACGGACATGGACTACCTTCCGCTGTAGGTCAGCTTCCGCTGGTTCTGGAGGGTCTGCAGCTTGCGCATGAGCTCCTCGACGTTCGCGGTGAGGACCTGGTCGATGTGGATGCTGTTGTCCACCTGCTGCGGCGCTGCGGCCTGGTCGGTCGCGGGCCCGGACTTGGCTGCCTTGGCGCGCTCGTCTTCGAAGCCTGCGGCGACGTCTCGAGCGGCCTTCCAGTAGCGGTGCTCCGGGTCGAGGAGCGTGCCCTGGAGCCCGAAGATCTCCAGCGCGGCGCCCTGTCCGATCTCCGCGACGTCCTTGCCGTACTGCTGCAGCCGGGCGTTCGGGTCGAACTTGTCCGACTGCTCGGCAGCTGCGGTGGAGGGCGTCGAGCTGGTCGACGTCCCGGTCGCCGCCGGTGCGGTGTCTGACGTGGCCGTCGGCATCTCCGTCAGGGATGCGGTCGGCCAGTTGGTGACGAAGACCGGGAAGCCCTCGCCGTTGACCAGCCCGAGGTTGTCGTTGAACGCCTTGAACAGCTGCCACTGGTCGTTGGTCAGGACCGCTTCCGGCTTGCCCGAGGTGTTGATCCCGATGCTGTTGTTCGGGAAGATGCCCCCGGTGTCGTACCAGTTGTGGTCGACCCACCACGCCTTGGCCGCCAGCGGATCGCCGTAGCGGTCCTTGATGTAGCGCGCTCCGGCGGCGCCCTGGACCTGCGGGTTCGGGTTGCGATCCGGCAGGTACTGCTGCAGCGTGCCCGAGGACGGGTTGAGCTGGAACAGACCGAAGGCGCCCGAGGACGGGTTGACCGCCATCGGGTTCCACGAGGACTCCTTGCCGACGATCCAGTCGACGGCGTCCCACTGCGAGCCGCTGTCCCAGCCGTACTGCGCGAAGGCAGCCTTGACCTGGTCGACGACCGGACCCGAGCCTGCGGCCGAACCGGTCTGCTGGCCCGCGCGACCGCGGACGAAGCCGATGGCCGCCTCGGCGATCTTGTCGTACGCCTTGCGCGGCACCTGACCCCACGGAGACGAGCCGAAGTCCGGAATCGTGTTGCCGATCGCGCGGATCGGTCCCTCGAAGAGGTCGGCGACCTTGTCGCGGATCCAGTTCAGCGGGTTGAATCCGCCACCGTCTCCGGTCGCGTTGGAGACGAGCTTCCCTGCCGAGTCGACGATCTGGCGCATTGCCCAGTGGACGTGGTCGGAGTGACCGCCGATCGCCCCGGTGGGACGACCCTCGTCGATGTTCGGGCCCGGATCCCAGAAGAGCTCCGTGGCATGCGGGTACGTCGTGGCGATCCAGTCGGCCATCTGCTGCATCGGGCCACCGAGGTCGATGGCCGAGCCTGCCATGTGGAAGTCGTAGCCGGAGCCGACATCCGCCGTACGGGTACCCGAGGTCAGGATCGCGTTCGGGAAGGCCGTGCGGATGGCATCCCACATCGAGCGCTGGACGTCGGTGGTCAGATACGCACCGCCCTGGACGATGCCGCCACTCGCGTAGGCACCGAGGAAGTTCCGGACACCCGAGACACCGCCGGAGCGGGCCGCCGCGTTGGCGTCGTTGACGTAGTCCTTGCCGACCGCGCGCGTCCACTCGGGACGCATGATGGCCTCGCCACCGCCGACGGCGATGACGCCGGTGTCACGGCCCGGGGTGTAGCCCGGGTAGATGCCACCGGTGGCGAATCCCTCGATGGTGGAGAGCTTCTTGTCGTCGAGACCGATGAAGCCAGCCACATTGTTCCAGGCGGGGACGATGCCCTTGTTGTAGATCGTGTTCACGAGGAACTCGATTGGGGCCCTTACGATTTCCTTGACCCGGTCCCAGGTGAGCTGGATTCCGTCGACGATGTTGCCGAAGAAGTCCTTCACGCCCTGCAGGCCGCTCTTGAGGGTCTCGAAGGCCGGGGTGATGACATTGTCGATCACCCAACGGATTCCGTTGCCCAGGGCGTCCCAGGCGGGCTTGATGATCGTGTCCCAGACCCACTTGAAGAAGTCGCCGACGCGCTGGAGGTTGCCCTTGAGGTTCTCCCAGGCCTGGATGATGACGTTGTCGACCACCCACTGGATTCCGGCGCCGAGTGCATCCCACGCGGGCTTGATCAGCGAGTTCCAGACGAAGCCGAAGAAGTCACCCACGGCCTGGAGGGCGGACTTGAGGCCGTCCCACGCCGGGCGGATGACGTTCTGCCACACCCAGTCGATGCCTGTACCGAGGGCGTCCCAGGCAGGCTTGATGAGCGAGTTCCACACCCACCCGAAGAAGTCACCGACCGCGCCGAGGGCCGTCTTGAGGGCCTCGAACACCGGCTTGATGACGCTCTCCCAGGCGAAGGAGATGGCCGTCTGGATCGCTTCCCAGACCGACTGCACGACGTCGCGGAAGGTCTCGGAGTTGCGGTACGCCAGCACAATTCCGCCGATGAGGGCGCCGATCGCGAGGATGATCAACGAGATCGGGTTGGCGTTGAGGGCGGCGTTGAGCAGCCACTGCGCGGCGGCCCAGGCCTTGGTCGCGACGGAGAGCGCCGTACCGACGGCCTTGTGTGTGATCATCGCGGCGGTGGAAGCGCCCCAGGCGAGAGCCTGTCCGGCGAGCGAGATCCCCAGGGGGATCAGCACCGGGAGCAGCGCGGTACCGATGACGGCGGCCAGGGTGACGACGACGTCCTTGTGCTGGTTGAACCAGCCGACGACGTCGCCGATCTTGTCGGCCACCGTGCTGACGACGCCGATGATGGACTCGAAGGCCCCAAACAGGATCGGGACGATCACCTGGCCGACGTTGAGCATGATCTCGCCGACGGTCTTGAGCGCCGGGAGGATGGTGGAGTTCCACACGTCGTAGACCGAACGCGCGGCGCCACCGAGGTTCTGGAGGAATCCGACGAGGCCGGACTGCTCGGGCTGTGCCTGGCCGTTGAAGGCCGCGACGAGGGCGCCGTAACCGGCCTTGACCTCGTCGAAGATGCCTCGGGCGCGCGAGGCGATGTCGATGATGGTGTTCATCCACGGGACCTCGACATCGCTGCCGTTGCCGGTGAACGCACCGATGAAGATCGCGATGGAGTCCTTGACCGCCTGGAAGGCCGGGCCGAAGACGGCTGCGACCCCGTTGTAGAGACCGCTCAGCGCAGGCAGGACCGCGGAGCCGACGAAGGTCGTCAGGCCCTGGATGACCGTGCGCTTGGCCACCTCGATCTTCGTCGCGAGGTTGTCGCTCAGGGCGGTACCGAGCTGGTCGGCAGAGCCGCCGAAGCCGTCCATCGCGGCGCCAGCACCGGCGAAGGACTGCAGGAAGGCCGGGATCTCCTCCTTGTTCAGGTCCTCGAGCGGAGTACCGAACAGCGCGATCGCTGCCTCGGCCTGCTTCGCCGGATCCTGGATCTTGAGGAGAGACGTGACCATCTCGTTGAACGCGGTCTTGGCGGTCGCGCCGCCCTCGAGCAGGCGGTTCTGGATGTTCGCGCCGCCCAGGCCGATCTCGTTGAGGGCCTCGACAGCGCCGGTGTCGCCGAGATCCGTTGCGCGGATGCCGGTTTCCTTGAGCGCGTCGCCGACCTTGTCCATCGCGATCTTGCCCTGCTCGGAGGCATTGACCAGGACGCCGAAGGCCTCCTGGCCGTTGAATCCGAGGCCGGAGAAGAACGTGCCGTACTCGTTCATCAGCTCGGGGATCTCGGCACGCATGGCGGCCGGGACGCGCTGGAACGAGGCGGTGAGCAGGTCGAAGCCCTCGTCGGCGTTCTTGGCCAGCCCCTGGTTGATGAGCTGGTTGACCGTCTGCGCCGACTCGGCGACGTCGGTGCCGTACACCGATGCGAGGTTCAGCGCCTTCTGGGCAGCCCGCTCGGCGGATCCGTCGTCGAAGTTGATCCCGGTCTTGTTGAGACTGGAGAACACCGCGTCGACCGCGGAGGAGACCTCGCCGACGGACTCGCCGTAGGCCTGCCCGTAGAGGCGACCGGCGACCTGACCGGCCTTCTTCGAGTCGGCCGGGCTCAGACCCAGACCGGCGGACAGCTTGTCGGTGCTGACCTCGCCCTCGATGGCGCCCGCGAGCGCCTTGCCGAGGACGGCGCCGACGGCCAGTCCGACACCGGCGGCCCCGGCCAGCATGGCCTTCTTGAGTCCGCCGGACATGTTGTCGCCCATGGCCTGTCCGGCCTGGGTACCCTGATTCTGAGCGTGGCCGAGGGCCTGGTTCACGGCGGCGGCGACACCGCGCATTTCGGGAACGATGCTGATGTAACCAACTGCCAACTCGACAGCGTTCGACGCCATGAGTCACCGCCTCACACTGGAGAAGAGGAGACGACTCACCAACCCAGGAGGGTGTCGAGGTCGTCCATTTCGATTGCTTCGCCGATGACCTGTTCGTCCTCGGGGATTTCGACGCCCGGCCGAGGAATCGGCTTGGGGCGGTTGCGGTTCTTGTGCCCGTCCTTGGTCTTCATCCACCGAAGGTCGTGCAGGGTGTCGACGGCCTCGGCGAGCAGCAGCGCGTGTAGGTCCCACCGGGAGTCCGGATTCAGCGCCCGAACGAGCGCTGAATCCGGTCCCGACTGTCGGACGAGGACGTGAAGATCACGCCAGGTGAGATCGTCGGTCCCGAGCCAGTCGAGCCTCAGGCCCATCCGGATCAGGTCGTACTCGACGGCCTCCGAATGCTCCTCGAGGAGGGCTAGGAGGCCTAGGATTCCCCCAGGTCGACTCCCGAGCTCTCGACCCACGCGCGCTGGAACTCCGTGAACTCTTCCATCTCCATCTCGTCGACGACTGCGAGGGTGTCCTCGTCGGCCACGGCCTCGAGGATCGTGAAGAACTGGTCGCCTGCCTCGAGCTTGCGCACCTTACGCAGCAGTCCGGGCTTGATGGTCTTGAACGCGGGGAGGGTGATCGTCTCGCCGGACTCGGCGGTGTAGACGAACTCGCCGGTCGCAGACGCAGAGGCCTTGGAAGCGACGGTCTTCTTGCGGGGGGTGGTAGCAGCCACGGGAATCTCCTTGGGGAGTGAATGATTGGAAGGACAGCAGCCGTTGAGGGGTGGAGCCCGGTAGGGCGGGTGGCTGCAATACCCGCCCTACCGGAGTTCGGGGATCAGGCGGCGGTGACGCCGTCGTCGTAGAAGCGAAGAACCTTCGCGCCGCTCGCGTCCGCGTAGCAGTTGACCGTGACGTTGAAGCCCTGCAGATCACCGGCGACGAACGGCAGCTCTTCGACAGTGCCGATCTGGCCGTTCGGGACGATGATGCGCTGGGTCGTGGCGCCGGTGACCATCTCGAAGGCCCAGATGCCGTAGGGCAGCTCGGCGCCGTTCTCCACGATGGAGATCTTCCGCCCGGTCGAGGCCGTCGCCGCGGTCACGGTGACGTTCGATGCGCCGAAGACGGCCTTGAGCACGTCAGGGTCGAAGGCGCCGAGCAGGGTGAAGGAGAACGAAGCACTGTGGCCCGACTGCAGATTGGCGATGACATCGCCCGCCCAGTCGCGCTTTTCCTCGAGCGTGCGCTCGCCGCCGGGCTGCAGGCCGTCCTCTCCGACGTAGCCGAGGGGGACGAAGCCCGCCGCCAGCGCGGTGCTCGAGTCGGTCGGCAGCACGGTGCCGAGGGGGGGCGTGGAGGACGCCGCCGGTAGCCTTCGGCTTACCGGCAGAGATGGTGAGAACGGTGTTACCAGCCATGGGTCAGGCCTTCTTTCGAGTGTTGGAGGGCCGCGAGGGTTCGTCGGCCTCGGGGGTGACCTCCGGTTCGGGGGAGGTGCCAGTGGAGGTGGGCGCCTGCTCGGCGACCCAACCGGCGTCGACCCATGACTGGGCCTGGTCGTCGCGGACGTCGTACTGGACGTCGGCGAGGGTGGGGTGCTTGACGATCATGCGAGAATCTGCCCTTGCGTGAGGAACTGCGCCGTGAACTGGTAGCGCGGTGAGGTGACGTCCGGCTCGGGGAAGAACACCGGGGTGGAGGTACCGTTCGCGGTGATCCAGCCGCCGTCGGCCGCCGCGACGTCGAGGTCGTCGACCAGGGCCCGCACGATGCGCGCCAGACCGGAGGCCGCGACTTCGTTTGCCGCCCAGCACTCGACGAGCGCACCGGAGTCCTCGTAGAGGGCGTTGCGCCGGGAGCCGCCGGTGCCGGAGATCCGGACCATCGTGGCGGGGCGCTCACGTGGGACCTTGGTCGCCACCGTCGCGGTGATCGACCGGGCGGCCAGCTCGGCGGTGAGGTACCCGACGAGCGTGGGCTCGAGGTCGGGGAAGACAACCAATTCAGCCATCATCCACCGCCTTTGAGATTGCGAATGAGGGTGTTGTTCTTCGCGTTGTCCTTCATCGACGGACCGTCGGTGGTGACCACCACAGCCCGCGAGCGGGACGTGCCGCGACTCGTCTTGACGACGTAGCCGCCGCCCGAGGAGGCGTTGGCCTCCGCGGCGATGCGGTCGGCCTGCTTCTGCAGCTCCGCCTCGACATTGGGGCTGGTACGAACCGCGCGGAATCCGGCCATCTTGAACGTGACCTTCGGCCTGGCCATCAGCCCTCCGTCCGTCCGAGGTTGACTACGAGACCCGGAGCGAAGCCGAACGGACCGTGGTTGAAGTCCTCCGGGCGGCCGAGCACCTCGAACTCCTCGCCGTCGACGACGACTCGGTCGTGCGCCTTGGCGGGGAAGGTCGGAGGCACGAGCAGCTCGAGGGAGACCAGCACGCGGTTGTGTCCGGCCACCTTCGGCTCGGTCGAGCTGGGCATCGACCACCCGTAGACGGGGTGGTCGACCGGGGCCGACCAGGACTCGACCGGGTTGCCACGGTCGTCCTTGCCGGACTCGGTGTAGGTGCGGACGCCGACCGTGTACGGGGTAGGGATCACAGCGGCACCACCGGGGTGGTGTCGACCGTGAACGCCCGCCCGCGCTTGTAGGCCTGACACAGGCGCTGCAGGTCCGTGATCTCCGAGGGGTAGAACATCGAGCGCCGGTTGACCCGGGTATCGATGGTCTGGGAGTACGGACCTGCAGCCTGGGAGACCACGGCACCGTTGCCGGAGTCGTTCCAGCGCAGGATCGCTCCGCGGATGATGGCCTTGGCGGCAGCCTCGTGGACGAAGGTGTCCTCGAGGATGCAGGGCGCCACCACGGACGCAGTGGCGATCGCATCTTCGATCATCAACGCTGCCTTGGCCTCGTCGATGGTGGGTGCGAAGGGGATCAGGTCATCGACTGTCATCGCCACTGCGGCCATGGGTGGGCTCCTTAGACCTTGAGGCCGCGCACGACGCCGTGCGAGCGCTCGTTGCCGTACTCGAGGCCGATCTCGCCGTAGATCTGGACGTCGTCCGAGGCGCCGGTCTTGGCCAGGGCCTCCTCGAAGAACACGCCCTTGCCGGGGGTGTTGAGGAAGACCGGGCGCAGCTGGTCGAGGCTGGCGACGACGATCGCGTCCTGCGGGACGTGGCGGTCGAGCATGATGTTGAGCACGCCGAAGTCGGTCTCGATGGTCGAGACGGCCACACCGGCGATGTCGCGGGTACCGGCCATCGGGTTGGCCTTGCCGTACGCAGCGGCGTAGGCGGCCGTGATGGCACGCTTCTGGGACGAGTTCACGAGCAGGGTGCCCAGGCCGTTGCCCAGACCACCGTTGTCGTAGACGCCCTGGACCAGGTCGTCGATGTCCGTGGTGGACAGCGCGGCGGTCTGCGGGACGACCAGGTCGACGGTCGCGGTGCCGAGGGTGATCGCGGTTCCACCGGCGGTCTCGGAGACCTTGAAGGACACCGTGGTCGACTTGCTCACGACGAAGTACGCGCGGCCCGCGACGACACCCGTCGCCGCACCGGTGTTGGTGAAGACCACCTTGTCGCCGACGTTGAGTGCGTGGGTCACCGTGATGGTGTCCGTCGCCGTGGTGGCGTTGGCCAGGACCGTGCCCTTGTTCGAGGCGTTGGTCTCGATGGCGGCAATCAGGCCGCGGGTCTTGCGGGCCGAGGTGTTGTCCGCCGGGTTGGCGAAGGTGCCGTTGATGAACGAGTAGTTCACGTCCAGTGCGACGCTCTTGAGCGCCTGCTGCACCTGCCAGTCGAGCTCGCTCACGACCGGGTTGCCCGAGCCGTCGACGTTGGCGGTCTCGTACTTACCGGTCGCGGCCTGCTTGGTGTAGGAGACGGAGACCCGTTCCTGGTGGATCTGGCAGACGTTCGAGACGTTGCCGCGGACGCGGGCCTGCGCGGTCGGCGCAGCCGCACCCTCGAGCGCCACGTTCTGGCCGGGCGCGCGCAGGTCGTAGGTCTGCCACTCGAAGGCCGGGGCCGTGGTCGCGCCACCGCCGGTCAGGCCACCGATCGCCGAGAGCAGCGGGGTGTCGCTCGGGGTAATGGCGAACAGCTCGCCGTGGTAGTTGGGGAGGTTGAACGTGGTGCCGATGCCGGTAACGCCGGACATGGGGACTCCTTAGCGGGTCTGCGCCTTCTGGCGCTTGAGGTGGATTGCGAGAGCGAGGTTCCCGGCCTTCGTCGCCTCGGCGATCTGGTCGTCGAGGGAGGCGGTGCTGGGAGCCTTCCCCTCACCGGGTACGTGAACCCCGGTCGGGGGCGGTGTCGGGGCGGTGCTGTCCCGCCACGCGATGACCTTCTCCGCGTATGCCTGGATGGCGTCGGCGGTGTTGTCCTCAGGTCCGGAGAGGATGTCGGCGGGAATGCCTACGGTGCTGGCGATCTCGGCCCGTGCGGCCTTGAGTTCGAGCTCCGTGGCGCGCTTCTCCGCAGCTTCCAGGCGTTCAGCCTGCTTCTGTGCCTCGGACTTCTGAGCTTCCTCGAGCTCCGCGAGCTTCTTCGCCGCCTCGGCGTTGGCCTTGGCGTCGGTGCGGTACTTCGCGGCTTCCTTACGCAGCTTGGCTACGTACTCGGCGTCGAAGACTTCCGGCTGCGGAGCGTCGCCCTCCAGGGGCTTCTCGTCGGCTTCGGCTACCGGCTTCGGGGACTGGTCATCGGACATTGGGGCCCTCCTGGGGCTTCGAACGGGCCCACCACCTGGGTGAGTTGGATTGCGAGAGGACCTATTTGCCGTTCTGGCGCATCGTCGCCATGAGGTCCTTCAACTGGATGCCGCCGTACTTGCCGTTCCCGGCAGTCTCTTTGGTGGCGTCGATGTACTCCTGCTCCCACTTCTGGGTGTAGTCAGGAGGGTCATAGGACTTGCCGGGGCGCACCTCGACGGCGCGGCACCGGCAGTTGTCGTGGAACTTGTCGCCGATCTTCTGGGTACCGCGGACACGGATGCCCTTCGCCTGGCCGCCGGACTTGCGCTTGCCGGTGACCGGGTCGTAGTTCGTCGAGATGTCCTTGCCTCGACCGGCCACGCGGGTGGCGGCCGCCTTCGAGGCGTAGACCGCGCCACGGGTGGCGAGCAGGCGGCAGAACGGGCAGGCGTTCGCGGAGGCGTACCGCGCCCACGTCGCGCCCTTCTCCTTGCCCGCGTTGTGGATCACCGTGTTCCGGGCCGCGCTCCACACACCGCGCTGGAAGCTGCCGGACAGCTTCTCGAGCGTCTTCGGCCCACCGGTGGCCATGGCCCACCTGGCCGACTCGCCGTACTGCTCGAGCTCCGGCAGTGGCGCCGGTGCTGCGACGAAGCCCAGCTCCGGTGCGGCCTCCTCATACCAGGTGGCCTGGAACATCGAGGCGGTCGTGGCGTACTGAGCGACCAGCTCGGGGAAGGCCTCGACGACGAGGCTGAAGAACTCGGTGTCGCCGAGGCCCTGGGCACGCTGCCAGAGCGCGCTGAGGTCGGCCATGCCGAGGGTGTGCAGCTCGGCGAGGATCGCCTGCTGCTCTTCGATGGTCGCCACGGGCTACTCCTGGGCCGGTGCGGCCGGGGCGCCGTCCTCCACCGCCGGGGTGGTCTTCGTCGCCAGGGCCTGCACTGCAGGGTCGGTCGGGTTGGCGATCGTGCCGATGCGGTCGAGCACGGTGCGGACGCTGGACTGCCGCTGGTCGGCACGGACCCGTGCGATCTGCGTCGGCGAGAGACGCAGCAGCTCGTACAGGACGTCGGTGTCGGCCAGGCTCGGCGCAGCAGTGACGACCTTGGAGGCGGTGTCGGCAGCAGCGGCCAGCGTCTGGCGCGACGGGTCGCTCCACTTCGCCCGGATCTTGCGCAGCTCCGGCGGAAGCTCGGTGAGGTTGTCGCGCAGCTGGATTCCGGTGCGCATCGCCTGCTCCCAGGCCACACCGAAGACCATCGTGGCGATCTCGGCGTCGGCCACCAGGTCGGCGGTAGCGGCGTCCATCGCCTCGGCGCTCGAGGGGTTGTCCTGGATGACGCCGAGCGAGGAGACCGGCAGGTTGGTCACCCCGGCGAACTCGGTCGCGGCCTCGCGCAGCTGGTCGATGTGCGGTTGCATGGAGATCTGCGGGAACTGGCCCACCGTGGGCAGCTCGTCGTTCTCGTCGCGGCCCATCGCGAGCAGGCGGCCCATGATCGACTCCCAGCCCGTGCGGACCTGGCCGTCGGCGCCCTGGAACATGTCCGGGTCGGCACCGAGGACATAGCGCTGCGGAGCGGCGTAGAACTCGGCCGCGACCTCGGAGCGCAGGACGGTGCGGACCGCACGGTCGATGATCGACATGGCCGCGCGCGACAGGCGCGAGGTACCGAGGGGGCGGTCGAGGTTCGGCCGGAAGACCAGCGGCTCGACCGGGACGCGGCCGAGCGAGTGCTTGACCTCGCGGATGTCCCACCGGTTGCGCGCGCCGCGGCGCATGGTGAGCACGCGGTCGGGCAGATACATCACCAGCTCGCTCACGCCCGAGGAGTCGGAGTCGACGATCGACAGCGCGGCGGAGAGCCTGCGCCTGCGCGGATCCCACAGACCGGTGCCGGTGACCGCCGAGCGGGCGGTGATCAGGACCTCGGGCTCACCGGCTGCGGTGTCGCCGAGGGTGGTGGTCAGGAAGGCCACCGAGTGGGTCATCGCAGAGGTGTGCGCCTGCGGCGCCTCGATGGTGAGGCGGTTGTCGTCCCAGATCTCGTCGACGCCCAGGTCTTCGGTGCTCAGGCCCGGGACCACGAAGCCCTCGAGCAGGCAGCGGTTGGCGAGCATGTCGACGGCCTTGGTGCCCCAGCCGATCACCGTCTCGACCTCGCGCAGCTGAGGCGGGATGCTGATGCCGAGGTCCTTGAGCCGGTTCGTACCGCGGTAGTACTCGGTACGGATCTCGTTCCGTACACGCTTCTGACGCCACTGCTTGACGAGCGAGTCCAGCGTGTTCTGGTCGGTGTGGTCGAGACCCGGTACCTGAGGGAATGCGGTCACGTCACAGCACCCCCTTCGGGTTGTTGCGGGCTAGAAGACGAGGACCTTCTGCTTCGAGGAGGCCCTGCGGGAAGTACGGACACCGGCCGCGAGGGCTTCGGTGCGCGCCTTCCACGCCATGACGGCCGCGTAAGCGGCGTCGATCTTGTCGGGGGAGTCCGGATACGCCTTGTAGAGCAGGTATCCGGAGCGGGCCTTGCGCTTGCGGGCGTTGAGCACGTGCCGGGTCAGCGCCGGGGAGCCGTCGTGCGAGCACTCGCCGTTGGCGATCGCCAGGCGCAGCTGCTCGACGTAGTGCACGACTCGGGTGTCCTTGCCGCGCGGCCATGCCGTGATCGGGGCGGCCTGGGTCGCCTTGACCTTGAGCCGTCGGCCGAAGGAGGACTCCCACCGGGCGACCTGCTCGGTCCAGCCGGACGGGTCGGCGTAGAAGCCGACCACCTTCCAGGTGTCGAACGCCCTGCGGACGGCCTCGTCGATCTCGAGCGGGTTCGGACGCCAGTCCTTGCCCGCCGGTCCGACCGGCTGCTCCCAGACCTGGATCTCGAAGAGGTAGCCGTCCTCGACGCGGCAGCCGATGAGCGCGGTGGCGTCGGCCTTGCCCTTGACGCGGCCCTGCGAGCCGTCGAAGCCGAGGACGATGACGTCGCCGGGGGCGAGCGCCTTGTCCTCGTCGAAACAGCCGTCCCACTCGGGCTTTGAGACCCAGGAGTCGGAGGCGTGGGTGATCTGGTTGAGGAAGTCCGAGCGGCTCTGCTGGACGTCCTGGGCCGGATCCCAGATCGTGGAGATCAGCCGGTCGAGGTCGACGTGGCCGGGCTCGCACGCCGGGGTGTGGATGACGCAGCCGCCGGGGTGCCCGGAGCTATCGCCGTAGGTGTGCCGGAGTCCGGCGAGGAGCGACTCGCGGTCGGACATGTCCGTCTCCGCCGGGGCCTCGCGGTGGTCGTAGAGCAGGCCGTCGTCGAGCGTGCGGCCCTCGCGGATCGCGTCGAAGTAGGCGGCGGACTCCTCGGCCACCGACCCTTCGCCGGGGATGAAGGCGTTGGGCGACTCGAGGGTGGTGCCGCCGACCTTGGCGGCGTTGGCGCGCATCGTCGTGGCGAGCTTGATGCCGCCATTGCTGGCGACCCACTCCTCGGTCTGGTCCAGCACGGCGAAGACGGCACGGGCACCCTTGATCGTGCGAGCATTCGAGGTGACCTGCTCGATCCGGCCGCGGTTGGGAAGGGCGACGAAGGTCTCCATCGGCTCGAGGCCGCGGACCATGTCGTGTACCGGAGCCTCCTCGCGGAGCATCTCGAGCACCGGGGCCCAGGTGTTGCGGGTCTGGTCCTCGCTCACCGCGGCGATCTGCACCCAGGGGGTGCGAACGTCCGCCCAGGGCTTGCCGACCGGCTGCCCGTCGGCGTCCCAGCCGTCGAAGACGACCGGGCCGAGGGCCTCGAGGCAGGCGAGAGCGGCGAGGAGCGGGGACTTCCCCCACCCTCGAGGGCGGCCGAGGAGGCCGCGGTTGTACAGGCGCCGACCGGTGTCCGGGTCCAGCGCGTACCACCGGAGGATGAAGTCCTCCTGCTCGCGGTACGGCACGAAGGGCTCGTAGTCGGCGCGGTCCGGTGCCGCCAGGGCTTCGGAGATCCAGTCCAGGGCGAGGTAACCGAGCGTGGGGACCTCGCCGGGAACGGAAGGCTTCCAGGGGATGACGATCACCCCCTCGAGCTGTGTGGTCAGACGGCCTTGAGCGGTCCTCGCCGTTCGCGGGCGGACGAGCCGGCCGTCCTGGTGCGCTTCTCGTCGGCCTGCTCGGCGGCGGCGAACTGGATCCGCAACCGCGCGCGGTCTTCGGGGGTGGCGCCGAACTTGGCGACCCGGAGCCGGAGCTCACCGGCGACCTTGACGTCGCCGTTCCAGAACTGGGCGTGGATCAGGGCGGTGTCGAGTAGCTCGGACCAGTCGGTCGAGGTGAAGTCGGCGGCCAGCGGCGAGTCGTGCCACATCTGCCACCAGTCGCGGGTGCGCTGCGGCCAGGTGAAGGGCTCGTCGCCAAGGGCGGTGATGTCGGGAAGGGCGGGCTGCTCCACCGGCTCGGCGGTGATGACGCGCAGCGCGGTCGGGTCGGAGTTGCGCCGGGCCCGCTTCGAGGGGTCCTTGGGCGCCGGTCCACGGCCTGCCATGGGCACCTCCTGTGCTCAGGGGTCGGGTGGGTGAGAGGGCCTGGAGATCCCCAGACCCGTACGCGGGGCGAGCGCGTATGCCGAAGGGGCGGGGTAGAGCCAGGGGGAGGGGGTGCGGCCCAGGCCACACCCAGACGGCTCAGCGGAGCCCTGGGTGCCGCTCAGGCGGGCGTTTGACGCTGCCGTTGGGCTTGGTCCGCCCCTGGCCGACGTCGTTCGATCGTCGGAGGTTGCACCGTAGGTGACTAGGCCGCAGCTCACCGAGGTTGTCCCCGCCGAGACTGACAGGCTGGACGTGGTCCGCGCTTCCGCTCATCGGGTGCGGGTAGGGCAGACTCGGGTCGATGGTCTCGCCGCAGATCCAGCACTCGACCGCACCCCGGAGGATGCGGGCTCGCTTGCGTCTATACGTGGAGTCCCCGGTCCGGCTCACCGTGGCAGGTCTCCGTCGACACTCACGCTGCCTCGTCCTCGTAGCTACGGACCACGGCGACCCAGTCGTCGAAGGCAGCGACGTTGCCGCCCAGACCTCCGCCCTGACGGACGTGCAGGCGGCCGTGAAGGTCGTCGATGTGCCAACCGGGGGAATCGGGGAAGTCGAATCGCTGCTGATCGCCTGCGATCTCGACATAGACGCGAACGCCCATGAGTGCTCCTTGCGTTGTGTGATGCTCAGTCTTCGAGCCGGTCTCGGTAGAGGGCGAGGCCCTCGTCGATCAGGTCGCTCAGTGCCGCGACCGCGATGATGTCCCCGGCCTGGCGCGCGGCATGGCGCTCGGCCACCAGTCGGGTCAGTCGTGCGTGGAGGTGCTGCAGCTCGGTCATCGGTCCTCCAACCACTTCCAGACGCGGACGATCACGCTCAGGGGCCAGCGCAGTTTCATCGCGGCCTCCTCGAGGGAAGTTGGAGACCCCGCCTGCTCGCCGAGAGGCGAAGCCGTCGCAGACGGGGTCGTGCACCACGCGCACAGCATCGGGGGAAGCACGAAAGCCCGATCGGCAGCAGCGGTGCGGGATGTGCCCACGCGGAGGGGGACGCGGGCACAAGAGAATCCAGGTCGTATCGGAGTCGTGCCGAGTCAGATCGAATGGGTAAGGGCAGATCCGAACGGGGCCTGGAAAGCACGAAACCCACAGGGTCCTGATTTTGGACACACCTGTGGGATGTGAACAGTATGCCGGTTCGCAGCAGGATATGCAACTGGAAAGTTGCACCAACTGAAAACCGGGCCGCCCGAAGGCGACCCGGCTCAGTTTCCGCAGGTCAGGCTACGTCGTCCTCGGGCAGCGTCAGTGCCATCTCGAGGATCTGGGTGGCGGTCCAGTGGGATCCGCAAGACCCGCAATCCATTCCGAGCGGTGTCACGACCACGGCAGGCTTGCGTACGACCTCCCCGAGGTCGTCGGTGATCGCCACGGTGTCGGCGCCGCACTGCGAGCATCCGCCGGGGCTGATTTCGAACCACTCGCCGCTGAGCATCTTCTCGATCTTCGCGGTCCACATCCGCACGATGCGGGCGCGGCGCGAGACCTCGGTGGCATCCTGCGGGCGCCAGGACATCCGAGGCAGGTCGGCGAGCAGCTCGAGGGTGTGTCCGCGCTTACCGGACCACTCGACCACGGAGCGCTCGATCTCGGTGGCCAGGTCCAATCCGGACAGCCATACGGCAGGGCTGGAGCGGAAGCTGCCGCCGAGCTTCTGTGCGCCCGAGCCGCGCTGACCCTCGTTGATCGCCTGGCGCAGCTGCGTCCACAGGCAGGGACCGGTGAACACCTCTCCGCCTGCGCGGAGCACCTGGGTCTTGGTGAGGGCGAAGATTGCGTCGTCCAGGTCGCGGACGGCCTGCGGCAGGAGAGTTTCCTCGATCGCATCGATCAGGAGGTCTTCGAAGGTAGCCATGGGGAGTGCCTTTCGGTAGGCGGGAGGTGTTGGATGCTGAGTGCTGGGCGTGGTGGGTGGGCTGGCCGTCAGGAGTGGCGGATGAGGTCCGGCTGGGCCTCGATCCACTCGAGGGCCAGAGGCGAGAAGGCGGGGTAGCCGTCCTCGGTGCGGACGAAGCCCGCCTCGCCGAAGATGAGGCTGATCGCGGAGATTAGCTGGTTCACCTCTCGCCAGAGGTCGCGGATCTCGTCGTCCGTGTAGCGGCGCTTGCTCTCACTCACTGGGCCACCGCCAGGAAGAGCTCGTGGTAGCCCGAGCATCCCGTGGCCGACCAGCATCCGAAGGCGTTGGCGCCGTCGTAGCACCGGGCCGCCTCGCCGAAGGTCCGGAAGGTGCGCACCTGCGGCCCTGTGCCGCCGAATCGGACGTCACCGCAGTGCGAGACGACCACGAAGTCGCCGCCCGAGATGTTGGTGATCTGTGCGCGCGGGATGGCGCACTGGAGGAACTCGTCGCGCGTGAGGTGCCTGCGGCTGCAGTGGTGCTCGCGCAGGATCTCGACGACCCCGAACTCGCGGGAGGACTTGCGGTGGACCGTACGACGGTCGACGAGGACCTGGGGGCTCACTGGTGGACCATCCTTGTGTCGGTGGTTTCAGATGGACTGCCGATGCACCCGAGGTGCCGCCGGGTCACTGCCCTGCTCGCTTGACACGATCGATGTCCGGCATGAGTTCTGCAGGGCCCGGCGGTCGCCCGGGCCGCGCCGACCGTCGACAGGGCTGAGCGCCACCGAGCGCCGAACAGTGAGCGAACCGGCTGCCGCGTCCCGGCACCGCACGAGGGTGCCTCCCCACTGGGTCTAGCAGCGAGGAGGCTGACATGAAGTCTGCCAGAAACACCCTGCCCGAGGAACCGCCCAACGCCCTGACCTGCGGCATCGACTGGGCCCGCGACGATCACGCCGTGTCGATCGTCGATGCCCGCGGCCGTGAGACCCACCGCTGCACCGTCGAACACAGCGCCGCCGGGCTGCGCGAACTGCGCACCGTCCTCGCCCGCACCGGCGTCTGCGAGGTCGCGATCGAACGCCCCGACGGACCGGTGATCGACACGCTGCTCGGCGCCGGCATCACCGTGGTGGTGATCAGCCCCAACCAGGTCAAGAACCTGCGCGGCCGCTACGGATCGGCCGGCAACAAGGACGATCGCTTCGACGCCTTCGTCCTCGCCGACACCCTGCGCACCGACCGCACCCGACTGGCGCCGTTGACCCCCGACCACCCGGCCACTGTCGCGCTGCGCCGCCTCTGCCGGGCCCGCAAGGATCTCGTCGCCCACCGCGTCGCGCTCGCCAACCAGCTGCGGGCGCACCTGCGCAACGTCCTCCCCGGCGCGGTCGGCCTGTTCGCCGATCTCGACTCCCCGATCAGCCTGATGTTCCTGACCCGCTTCGACTGTCAGGACCGGGCCGACTGGCTCACCCCCAGGCGCCTGGCCACGTGGCTGGCGAGCGTCGGCTACAGCGGCCGCACCGACCCCGTGGTCCTGCACGCCCGCCTGACCGCCGCACCCCGCGGCGCCGTCGGTGACGACGGATCCGCGCACGCCCATATCACCCGCGCCCTGGTCGCCGCCCTGCGCACCCTCGTCGAACAGATCAAGGTGCTCACCGATCAGATCGGCGCACAACTCGCCGGGCACGCCGACGCGCACATCTTCACCAGCCTGCCCCGCTCCGGCACCGTCCGTGCCGCCCGGCTGCTCGCCGAGATCGGCGACTGTCGGGCACGATTCCCCACCCCCGAGTCGCTGGCCTGCCTCGCCGGCGTCGCCCCCTCCACACGCCAGTCCGGCAAGGCCAGAAGCGTCGGATTTCGTTGGGCTGCAGACAAACAGCTCCGCGATGCCGTCACCGACTTCGCGGGCGACTCCCGTCATGCGAACCTCTGGGCCGCCGACCTCTACAACCGGGCGCTCGACCGCGGACACGACCACCCCCATGCCGTCCGTATCCTCGCCCGCGCCTGGCTGTTCGTCATCTGGCATTGCTGGCAGGACAACCTCGCCTACGAACCGGACAAGCACGGCGCCCTCCAACGACTGATCACCCAACAACGGGCGGCTTGACACAGGGCAACTCATGCCGCCTCCTCCTCGGCCAGGGCCTGCGGGAGGACGTAGTACAGGGCGTGGTCGTTGCGGCACTCGCCCTTGGCGGCCAGGGGGCAGAACGAGTCCCTGCCGCGCCAGATGCGCTCGGCCCTCTGCTGGGTGAAGAACAAGCTGAACCCGCTCTCGCCGGGAGTGTTGTTGCCGCACCAGACGATCGCGTACCGGTCGTGCTGAGGCCACTGGCTCTCGTTCGGCGTAGGCACGAGCACGGAGCCGAAGAAGTGGCAGAGCATTGTGGAGACGACGTCGCGGTGGACGCGGCCGTGGAGGCAGCGATGCGTGAGCGGGACGACCTTCGGCGCCTCGAAAGCCGCGTCGGGGGAGGGAAAGGTGTTCATGGGGGATCCTGGATACGAAGTGCACCAGCGAGTCCGAAAGCCGCTGGTGTGCCCAGTGTCGGGGGCTCACTCGGAATCATCTCGAACCGCAATCTTCGAGTCCACTAAAGGTGGACAGCACAAGACGTACGCGCTGTGAAGCTCGACACAGTATCGAGTAGCGGTGGGGCTCTGCCAACGCGCGGTCACCTGGTTCTAGTCTGCTGTGCATGATTCCTCCGAACCACACACCAGACGTGCTTTATCACTACACCGGACCAGAGGGTCTTCTCGGAATCCTCGGGAGTCCCTACTCGCCTCCGAAAGCTTCGATAAGACGCACGTATGGGAAGTTGTGGGCGACGGATCTCCGGTTCCTCAACGATGCTCAGGAACTCAAATTCGCGGCGCCGATCCTTACTGAGATGCTTAGGCACCAGGCCGATCACTCAAGCCTATCGTCAGGGGTAGTCGAGCGCCTCCGGCATCTGGCGGATGTTGTGGAGGAGGGGCGATTCGAGCTTGCGTGGCACGAGAAGGCGAAAGAGGCATGGCCGCATGTTGTGTGCTTCTGCGAGGATGGCGACCTTCTCAGTCAGTGGCGCGGATACGGGGATGGCGGCGGGGGGTATTCCATCGGATTCTCAAGGGGGGCCGTCTCCTCGCTCTTTACCGCAGACAAGCTGCGGATTGAGAATGAAAAGGACTTCGATCTGGCTCGCTCCCCGGTGCTTCCTCCGATGAAGGTGGTGTACGGAGAGGAGGACGCGCGGGACACCTTGAAGAAGGCCGTACAAGAGTTCACCGATGGGTTGGTGTCGGTCGAAGAGGGCGATAAGAAGCTGAGCCAGGACACCTTCGTGTTGGTGTGCCAGACGTACTTGGCCGCGGTGAAGCACAAGGCATTTGAGGAAGAATGTGAATGGCGGGTGATTGTCGATCGGGACGGTACAGATCACCCGAAATTCCGCACGGGGAATCTTGGCCTCGTCCCGTACGCCGAGCTCCTTTTCCCGATCGGAGAGAGTGCGACGTCGCCAGTTAGCGAGGTCGTCGTCGGCCCGAGCAGTAGCGAGGAGGTCCGAGATCTCCGGGCGCAAGCTGTGCGAAGGCTGCTGGACTCCGTCGGTCTGACATCCGCCGAGGTCAGATTGTCGGACGCACCGTTCCGCGGCTAGCGGACCTTGCTCCGGCGGGCTCTGAGGCAGGACTGTTAGAGCGGGTGAGTACGTACGTCGGTTCACCCCGCTACAGTGCTCGCCGTGCGAGAAGCAATCGAAGAGATTCTTGAACTCCAGGACGAATACAGCCCGAAGAAGACTCCGGCTATGGATCGGCGACGCGAGCTGATCTCAGGAGTAATCGTGCCGGAGTTGCGCGACTTCGTTCAGTCCCATCCTGCCCTTGCGCCTCTGGGATGGTCGGTTCAGGGGAAAAACTCAAGCGGATCCAATTCGGGAGTCCCCTGGGTTCGCGTATACAGTCCGGAAAAGAGTCCGAGCGCAACCGATGGCACGTATATTGTGTTTCTTTTCGGGCAGGGAGGTCGGTCCGCTTATCTGGTGCTGATGGGCGGAACGTCTCAGTGGAGCGAAGCTCGCCAGAAGTTCCTCAGGAGGCCTCCTGCCGAAGTTGCAGCGAAGGTTGATTGGGCGCGGACTGCGCTCGCTGCTGAAGAGACCGATGATCTCCTCACCTCTATTTCTCTCGATTCAGACTTTGACACTCCTCGTGGGTATGAACGAGGTGCTATGTATGCGATCGAGTATCCCAAAGGTGCTATTCCGGGAGACGACGAGCTGAAGAACGACGTCGTCCGGATGGTGCGACTTCTGCAACGTCTGTATGAGGTCGAACCACCGACCGGGAGTGCCGACGATATCCCGGAGGTATCAGACGCGGTTCTGTCTGCTACGCAGGCGGCCGGAAACACTCGCAAGACTAAGGCCCGCGGGCAGGGTTTCGCGCTGACCCAGGATCAGAAGATCGCAGTCGAGGAGCGAGCCGTCGCAGTGGCGACGGAGTACTTCGAGAATCTCTATTACGCCGTTGAAAACGTTGGGGCCACCGAATCTTTTGATCTTGTGGCGACCAAGGGAGATGAACGATTGACAGTCGAGGTGAAAGGTACAACCTCGCTCGGCCAGGAAGTCGTACTGACGCGCAACGAGGTTCTCCACCACAAAGAGGCCTATCCAAACAATGCGTTGGTAATCGTGCGCTCCATCGTGCTGGATCGAACGGTGGAACCCCCGGCCGCGTCCGGTGGAGTAATTGGCGTGACGCATCCGTGGGCAATCGACGATGAGGATTTGACGCCGGTCTCGTATCGCTACGCGACCGGGCTATAGGGCAACGCTCAACTTTAACTTCCGATGGGTCAAGATCGATGGGCGAAGTCCCTGGCCGGTATCAGCGGTGATGTCCTCCGCGGTGTTGGTGGTGTGCTCGCCGATTTGGACCGGATATGCCTTCTGCCAGCGGTTTCTCGGTGGTATGGGCCTCGATCGCCGGTGAACGAGAAACCGGCCCGTTTTTGATCTTGTAACTTCGGTCCGTCTGGGGCCGGTTTCTCGGTGGTCGTGCGGCTGGATGTGGAGCCGGAAACCGGTCTCTACCAGCGGTTTCTCCGGTTTCTCGTTTGCCGGTTTCTCGCTCCCGATCACGAGGCGTGGCGCCGGTAAACCGGTTTGCGTGTTGGTGAGCCTCCCTCCCTCTCTCTTAGAGGGAGGCGAGACAACCGGAAACCGAAAACCGAAACCGGACACCGGGGCCGAACCGGGTCCGAGGGGGTGGGGGAGCACCCCCTCGGCGGTCAGGTCAGTCGGTGTCGGACTCGATGTCTGCCATCGCCATCGCCGCCCAGCTGCCGGTGTCGGGCTCCTCCACCGAGGGCGCTTCGAAGTCCGTGACGTACGTGTAGAGGTGGGCGTTGTTCGGCCCCTTGCGGTAGCTGACGTGTCCGCCCGCACGCAGCGCCTCGAGCGCCTTCGACATCTTCTGGTGACCGAAGGGCGGAAGGGTCTTGTCCGCCAGGCGCCGCTCCCGGATCCCACCCAGGACCATCGACTCGGACAGTTCCGTAGGCGCCGCGGCTGCGAGGATCTGCGAGACCTCCGCCATGTTGTCGTGCAGCTGAGCGAGAGCCTTGGCTTCGCGCTGGCGCTCCTTCACCGCCGCGACGAGCGCCTTCTCCTCGTCCTTCCGGGCCTTGGCCTCCTCGGCGTCGGCGGCCTTGGAGGCGGTGTCACCCACGAGGAACGTCTCGCCGGTGACCACGAGGGTGGTGCGCTGGGTCTCGGTCCAGCCGGGCAGCTTCTCCTCCGGGATCGTGACCTGCTTGAGCTGGACGCCGTGGGTGCAGCCGTCGACCGCGTCCTTGTGCTTGTGGCAACTCAGCTCGGCGACGAGGGTGTCCTTCTTGCCCACCGACCGCAGGTCCGACCACACCTGGCCGTCCCAGGCCGTCGAGCCGCGCGGTCCCGCCTGGCCCTTGCCGCCGTGGTGGACGAAGTAGAGGGTGCAGTCGATCCCCTCCTTGATCTTCTCGGCCATGCTGATCGCGATGCTCTGCTCGGTGGCCGAGTTCTCCTCGTAGCCGACGGTGCAGCGGGCGCGGGTGTCGATCACGAACAGACCGGCGTCGAGCTCCTTGACCAGCTCGACCGCATCCTCGACGTCCGCCGGATCCTTGAGCTGGACCGGGCAGGGGAGGATGTAGAGCCAGCCCCTCAGCTCGGCGGAGTCGACACCGTTCTCGTCGCACCAGGCCTGGACGCGAGCACGCACACCGGAGACACCCTCAGCGGCCACGTAGACGACCTTCCGCCGCTCGGTGACCTGATGGCCCAGCCAGGGCAGTCCGGTCGCCACAGAGCACGCCTGGGAGATCACCATGAAGCTCTTGAACGACCCGGCCACCGCGGCGAGCTGGACGAGCGTGTCCTGGAAGAGGAAGTGGTCGATCAGCGGGGTCGGCGGCTTGATGTCCGCGAGGTCGTCGAAGCTGAGCAGCTTGGACCGGAGGCTCTTGCGCTCGGGGCGGTTGGCCTCGGCGAAGCGGCGCTTGGCCTCCTCACGGGCCCGCAGGCGGTCGAGCTCCTCTTCCACCTTGCGCTGGAACCGCCGTTCGGTCTGAGACAGTTCATCGGCCGAGGGCTCCTCGACCGGCGCGACGAATGGGACGTCGTCCAGGTCGTCCGGGCCGATACCGAGAGCCTTGGCGGGGTTGACACCGCGCTCGTACTGGCAGACGTCGCAGTTGAGCTCCACGCGCCCGTTGGCCGGGTCGCCGAGGTGGTGGATGTCGAGGGAGCCGGTCGTGCACACCGGGCACCGCTCGACCGTCCACACATCCGCGTTATCGCCCACGGTGGTCGGCTCGGCACCGGCGGCACGGAGACGATCCAGGACCCGCGCGGTGGCGGGGGCCAGCTCGCGGACCACCTGGGCGAGTCCCTCGGCCTCGATCGCCCGGCCGACGGCCTCGTACTCGGCGAGGGCGACGTCGTACTCGCTCGCCACCTCGAGGTCCTCGGCCGTCAGCCCGGCGGCGAGGTCGCTCATCGCTGTGCGCTCATCGGCGGTGAAGTCGGCTGCCATCGCGGCCAGCTTCGCCCAGTCGAGCTTGGCGCCGGGGGTGTGGTTTGCGTTGGACATGGTTGGGGTATCCTTTCGAAGGAGGTTAAGAAGTTGGATTGAATTGCGGGGCAGTGCGATTGGTATCGACTGCCGTGTGGCCCCGGTCGTAGTGGCTGCTACGACCGGGCTTCTCCGTCTCCGGAGTCAGGCCGCAAGGGCGGAGGTGTCGGACACGTCGCCTACGCCGCGGACTGTAGTCAGGGCCGGACCGGCTGGACGAAGCTCTTGACCGAGTCCAGGTCCACACGGACCAGCTTGGGCCCGAACTTGACTGCCGAGATCTTCCCGGCTTCGATCCACCGCCGGACGGTAAGCTGGCCGACGGAGTACTGCTCCGCGACCTCGGCGACGGTGACGTACTTCTTCTCGGCATCGCACGCGCACATGATTGGGCCTTTCGGTGAAGGGGGAGGCGCCGGTGTTCGGCGACTGGTGTTGCGGGAGAGTCGGACTCGAGCGACTCGTCCGGGGTGACACGAACTAAGCTACTTGTGATGACGTGTGATGTACAGCGAAAACTATTGCGCGCTCGAGTGATTGGACGTAGTGTCATACGTTCTGCGTGGTTCACACTTGCGGGGTTATTGAAAGCTCGCACGTCGGCCCGGTAGAACACTACGGTCGTTTTCTGCATTGTGAAGTCGCTCACACGTCGTGTGATCTTGAGATCCGTTGCGGGCTCGAGTGATTCGGGCTTGTTGGATATGCGAAAAGCCCGCCACCGTGTGAAGGTAGCGGGCTCTCGGGTCGGTCTCTAGCGCGCGCCGAGCAGGGTGGCGATGCGGGCCCGGCGCTCGGGCGAGAGCGGGGGAGCGGCGGCCACGAGGGCCTGGACGTGCGCAGCGATCGCCGGGTCGAGGGTGCGGGAAGTGGTGGGTTCTGGGGACTGGGTTTGCCCAGGGTCGGTCGTCACCGTTCGAGAGTAGGTCCGCAGTGGCATACAGCGTCGGCGTGCTCGAGTACGTTGACGACGGAACTGTACGAAAAATAGAAGGCTCGCCCCGGCTGCACGAGGGCGGAGATAGAGGAGAGACCTGATGCCAGGTGGACGACCGGCCCTGCCTCTCGGCGGACATGGGCGGATCACCCGCGAGCAGCTGCCGGACGGCCGGTGGCGGGCGAAGGCGCGGTATCGCGGACTGGACGGGGTCACGCGCAAGGTTCAGCGGGACACGCCCGCCGGGCAGAAGGACGCCCGCGGGGTGCGTGCCGAGGAGGCGCTCAAGGCGGCGATCGCGGAGTTGGTCGGTGACGCCTCGGACGGGGCGATCACCTCGCGCACCGAGCTGCGGGTGCTCGCCGAGCGCTACCTCGCCGATCTCGAGCGCTCGGCCAAGTCCACCAGGACGAAGGACACCTACGCCCGGGACGTCTCCCTGCTCCTCCCACGCCTCGGCGCGCTGCGGGTACACGAAGCCACCGCCCAACGCCTCGGGCGCGTCCTGGACGAGCTGAGGGATGCGCACGGCGCCACGTCGGCGAAACGATGCAAGACCATACTCACCGCGATCATGGCCGTCGCCGTCCGGGAGGGGGCGATCGGCCGCAACCCCGTCCGGGACGTCGAGCAGATCCGGATCCCCGCACCGGGCCGCGAGTCGACGCGGGCCCTGACCGCCGAGGAGCTGGCGACCCTGCTGCACCGGCTGAGGACCTCCGCCGAGCCGCTGCCGCCCGAAGGACGCGGCACCCGACCCACCGGGAGGACGGTCGCGGCGTGGGCCCGCGAGGTGGATCTCGTCGATCCGGTCACGCTGCTTGCGGGAACCGGCCTGCGGCGGTCCGAGCTTCTCGGTCTGCGGTGGCAGGACGTCGACCTCGAGGTGGGCACGATCACCGTCACCGGCCACGTCGTCCGGGCCAAGGGTGTCGGTCTGGTGCGCGAGGAGGCGACCAAGACCGCCTCCAGCGCACGGACCCTCGCGATCCCGGAGCACGTCGCGCGGATGCTCGAGGCGCGCAAGGCCGACCCGGAGAAGCGCGCGGCGTCGGCGAGTGCGGGTGTGATCTTCGCCTCGGGGGTAGGCACCCTCCGGGATCCGGACAACCTCGCCGGGCAGTGGCGGCGGGTCCGGGGAGTGCTGGGCTTCGACTGGGTCGGCACCCACACCTTCCGACGAACCGTCGCGACGCTCCTGGACGAGGCTGGTCTGTCGGCCCGGGTCGGCGCCGACGTGCTCGGGCACGCGAAGGTGTCGATGACCCAGGACTCCTACCACGGTCGTCGCCGCGTCCACGCTGCAGCGGCCGAGGCGCTCGCGTTGCCGAACCTGACCGCAAGCGGTGAATAA